CCGCCCTTAGCTCGCCACCGGGTGACGTATTTGATGATGCAACCCTCCATAAAAGTGATGCCGTTTTTGTGGCAAAACTCAACTGGCTGGATTTTGAGGGCCTTGTAGTGCGCCCCACCTACTTGAGTGGCAAGCGGTGAATCGTCAGTTTTAATCCATTCAGGGATGTCCATTTTGGTCACAGTTTTTCTTCCTTGTGCAAAATCGTTTGGGTTCTAAATACGCCGTGGGCAAATGCCAATTTTGTTTCCAAATCATTGTGCGTATCAACGTAGTTGTGGCAAGCAGAGCAGGCCCACGCCCCGATCAGGTCAGGCGGCTTGATCCCCATGCCTGAGATGCCTGCAAGCCGGTAGTGGGCCAAACAGGTCGTTTCAGGATTGCCATTGCAACAACCCGGAATGCGTATCTGGCATTCGCGCCCACGGGCTTCTTTGCGAAGGTTCATATCGTTCCCATAATTGTTCGGCCGATCAATTCTGGAATTTGAGGGACTACGGCATTTCCATATGCGCCCAATGCTTCGGAAATCCCATTGCAGCGCACGCTAAGTCTGGGTGCGTGTAAGCCATATCTGTCAAGCCATTGCGTAGCCCTTCGCTCATTTTCGCTCCACGATATTCCGTAGAGCCTTTGAAGCGTTTGGCAGAAGTCCCCTTTCCTTCGCTTTTGCAGATTGTCGGCAACAATCCAGATTCTGTCCCTAATGTGGGGCAAACCAACACAGGAAGCCGGTATGCAGTGCCATTCCGCGTCATACCCGAGCGAGGCCAGGTCTCCGAGTACGGTGCCAAGCCCTCGACTAAGCAATGCTGTGACGTTCTCCACGATGACGTATTGGGGTCGAAGCTCGCCAATAAGTCTTGCGTATTCAAACCAGAGGCCGGAACGCTCTCCGGCCAAGCCAGCTCCCCGGCCAGCAGTGCTGATGTCTTGGCAGGGAAATCCTCCGCAGATGACATCGACTTCAATTCCGTCTCTAGCCAGTCGCTCTGCTGTAAGTGTTTGGATGTCGTCATAGCAAGGCACCTCCGGCCAATGTTTTTTAAGAATTTGGCGGCAATAAGGTTCTATTTCACAAAAGGCAACAGTCTTCATGCCAGCGCGTTCTAGGCCAAGACTGAAACCGCCAATACCACTAAACAAATCCAAAACTTTCACAACCCAGCCCTGCGATTACTTGCTTGCGTCCGGTAGACATCGACCACAAGCACGGCCCTTTCACGCCGGGCGCGCACAGTCTCAAAAGCCGTAATGGCTACAAAGTGTTTTTCCCATGCGGCTTTCACAGGCTCCAAGGTCTTAACGTACTGGCGGCGTTCTTCCACTCCGCCTTCGGCCTGTTTGAACCACAACGCTTCGGTTACTTTCGCCATGAACTCGGTGCGCTGAACATCAGCTTTGAGTTCCGCACTTTCGGCATCAGTTTCGGCCAAATAGTTCATTGCTTTGTCAAGTTGTGATTCGCTAATCATTAGTTCGTTCCAATTTCTTTAGCCCGTGTGATGACATTTTTCAGTGATGCGCGAGAAAGAATCCCCCGCTCCGCCAGTGCGTCCGCAACCTGCGTATAGAGGTTGGGATCGCGTACCAGCACCTTGTGAAGCGCAAAAAGCTGCACACACTTGATGTCGCCGTCGTGGTCGCCCTCGATGTCGGCGTTCAGTACGTCCTGAAACCGCTGAACAAAATGCTCAATGGCAGGATCACTGGTCGGAGCGGTGGAAAACTTCATGGTTATGACGTTTGTTTGTCTTTATTGACAATCTGAACGGCCAAAGCATGAGACTGAAGATTTGCCAATGTAGCCATAGCTGTCGCCAAATTAGTTGCGTTGTTGATGGCGTTTATCATTTCTTCGCTGTTTAGCTGAGAAATAACATCGCCATAAGCAGTTTTCATTTTGTGTACAGCATCAGTGGTTTTTCTGGCGCTAGATTCAATCGAAGAAATATCGTTTTTGACGTTTGCTCGAAAAGATTTAAGCAAATCCTCGTATTTTTCCCATAATGATTTGGCATCGTCGTATTGAGTGTTAAGTGTTTCGATAATGTTCATAAATGCTTGCTCCGTACTGCACGCCCATCCATAGGCGATCATGTATAAATTAACTTGTTTTTCAGGCCACGCTACGCCTTCTCGAAACAAACCCGTATTTACTGGATTGATGCCCATTAAAAGATATTGATTTCCTATTGGGCCTTTGTAATCCAACAACCCATCATGTGTTAGATGGTTTTGACGTTTCATTTCAATTGCTCAAAACGGAATATCGTCGTTAAATTCGTCTGCCTTGGTAGGCGCACTGGGCGCAATGTGTTGCTCGTTCAAAAGACGCCCTTCGATCTTGGACTGAAGCCATTTGGGCAGCTTATTGAACACCTTTTGCATTTCAGACTGAGCGCCATCAAGGCTGAAATACAACGAGTCGTTTTCTTGCTTTGAATCGTCGCTCATACCCTTGGGCAGCGGCATTGCCCCGGCAAGGTTTGCGTAGGTCTTGCCACCCTTGCTGGTGTGCGTGACATTAAGCAAGCACTTTTTGCCCAATACCGACTTCAAATCAAAGTTAGAAGCGGTTTCATCGCCGGGGAATTTCTTGCCAAACATTCCCTCAAGGAACAAACGCAGATTGGCCTTTTCGTTCATGGACGCAGTAAACGTCCGACCAATCGACATTGGCCCCTCGATGTCCTGATCGTCCTTAATATAGCTAACCCGTTCGCCGGGAATCTCAAAGCGGATATAGACCTGATGCTTAGGCGTGGGGTAGGTGTCGCTACCAGGCTGAAGGCCCATGTCCACAACCGCATTGCAGATTGCAACGTGGCTCCCTGCGGGGCATTGCTTAAACTCTTTGCTCTGGGTCGCTGCGAATTTCATGTCGTTTCATCCTGTCGTGCGTTAATAAATTCGATCCAGTCCAGATAACCGGGATCGGCTTTTAATAGTTTTTCAAATTCTTCGTACATTTCCTCAAGGTTAAGCTGCCGAATATCGAGCGGTTCGTCATCCTGTATGCGCGGGTCGTTCATTTTTCTTCCTCAAAGTTCAAACAAAAAAAACAAGGCTGGTCGTTGTTATCAAAGTCAATGTCAATCTTTGGCTCAATGGTGGCGCCACCGAATTCTTTATGGTCGTACCAATGAACGCAAAACTGGCATTGGGAGTGCAATTCCTCGCGGTCAAGCATCTCAATGTATTCAGTGTGACCTTTGCACCCGCTCATTTGCGTCTCCTGGCGGCCAGCGTGATGCTCCGACGGCGGCGCTCAAGGTTCTTGCGCTGCTTGCGGTCAATCCACCACGCATGGCCGATGATTCCGAAAACGGTGCAGGCCAGCATCACAACTGCAAACTGGAACCCCAGAACATCCAATTCGTCGCCGTTCATTAGATGTAATCCTTTTCGCTGCGGTCGCTGTCGCTGAGGTAATCACGCAACTCTTGACCCAAGGCCATCTCGATAGCCAACTGCGCGTCGTCCGGCAGCTCGGCAAATACAACGGTAATGGGCGGCTGGTGGCCGTACTGGTCGCCGTTGGCGTCCTCTAGGCAGGCAATGTCCACGGTGTCGGGGTAAAGGTATTCGTTGTCCTCAACCTCGGCGTAGGCGGTGGCCTTCCATGTCACACCCAGAAGGGTGACGGTGGCGCTGGCTTCGATCTGGTTCCTCATGTTCGTTCCTTTTTCGTTGCGGTCACTGCGACCGTGTAGATACTGTAAACCTACGTTTCCCTGATGTCAACACCCATTGACGAATTATTTTTTTGGGGTTATAAGGGCGCCATGTTTACAAAAGACGCCATTGCCTTTTACGGCAACAAGGCCCGCTTGGCGAAAGCTGCGGGGATTACCAGACAAGCAGTGCAGAAGTGGCCTATAGACGGCTTAGTACCTTTTATGGCCGCCATACGGCTTGAGGAGGCTTCTGGGCGGTCTTTGAGGTTCGACCTAGACCTGTATAGGGAAAGGGAGGGGGCGGTCGAGGTAGGCCATCCCCCCACCCCGCCCCCGGCCAGTGTTGACGGCTCGGCGGTCAACGAGGGTTGATCTTAAACCAACTGTTGACAATCACCAAATGTTGTGCAGAATCGCGAATGACGGCTTACCCACCTTGATCCGGTTGGGGACAGCCTTACCAGTCCGGTTGCCGTCATTCTCCTCCGATAGACTGGTAGGTTTGGACTGGTCAAATAATCGGTTGACCCATGGTGGGGCGGTGCAATTCCGGCCCAGTGGCTTTAAGGGTATTTGCCATCGCTTAACTGAGGATGGCGCGCAGATAACCTTCAAAGCGGCTGGTGCGGTTAAATCGCTGAGGCCAGGGATTCAAAACTCAGCGACCTTCGATGCGTACTGGATGGCTCCATACGGTCTGAAGTCCTACAAGTCCTTCTACTTCCTTCATGGGGGTAGGGGGGCCTTATTGCCCCAAGATTCACCACCGGTCTGAAGTGGAGACATCATGGAATTAAACAAAGAAGCCTGGGATAGATGGGTTCAGTACCGATCAGCGATCAAAAAGCCTATTAAGGAAATATCAGCCGAAGCGATGAAGCTGAAACTGTGCAAGATGGGCGACTACGAGGCACAGTCAAAAATCATAGACCAGTCGATCAGTAATCAGTGGCAAGGTTTGTTTGAGCTTAAGCAACCTTCAAAGCAGCCTTACGATCCACACGCTGAAAAAAAACGAACTCCAGAACAACAAAAAGCTGCCGACGCAGCGTTTGAGTCAGCCCTTAAATCAAACGAGTGGGGCTGGAAACAAACCATCAAAGAGCAGCCGGTTATCGGCGAACTTCTACGTGAAGAAGCCATCCTTTGCCGGATTGAGCTAGAGCCTGAAGGGGCCATGCGAGACGAAAAGGTTCAGCGCCTCAAAGAAAACGTCGGCAACCTGTTGCGCGCCGCTGATCCTTCCAAGGTTTTGAATAACCTGACTCTTAGGCGGCTTGTTTTGAAGTTGTTCAATGACGCTGGACTGAGGCGGCTTGAGCAGCGAGCCAAGGAGGCCGCATGAACCCTATTACCCCATTTAGTGAATTAATTACCCGGATTGCCCTTAGGGTGATTTTTGGGTCTATTTTGGTCACAATGGCTTGGTTCGCCTTTGTGCTTTACGAGATTTTTAATGGCCCCTAAACCTAAAAAACGTGCGACACCAAAACCTAAAGAGTCGCCAGAACTCAAGGCCACGCGCAACTTGCTTAAGGCTATCCATCACTTGACGGATGCCATTCAGGAGCAGCGCGGGGACATTGCGGAATTGCGAGTGATGATGGAAGAATTTATCAACTACGGGGACATACGATGAAAAGTAAAGGCAGGCCGCCGAAACTCACTCAGGAACAATACTCGGTCATCGTTTCGGTGCGTGAAGCTCGCGCCCAGATTCCGACCGATTCTGACCTTGCCTCACAGCTTGAAATTTCGATCAAGACGATCAAGAACGCGATGCGCCGGGGAATCAAGCTGTACGATTCGCCCAAGATATGAGGTACGCCGCCCGCCGCGATTTGAATGACTCTCAAATTTCGGAAGCCGCAAAGCGGGCCGGGTTTGAAATAATTGACTTCGGGCGGGCTGGCGAATCCATTCCCGACAAGCTGGCCGTTAAGCCATTACCTGATGGCACCATCTTTGTGTGCTGGCTTGAAATCAAGTCAAAGCTAGGCAAGTTGAGCGACGGCCAAAAAGCCTTTAAAGCTATTTGGGAGCCTCGGGGAGAATGGATTGAGGCCCGCGACCCGGTGGACACCATCGAGCGCCTGTGCAAGTTTTATGACCTGAAACTAGGGCCAGCGCACAAGCGTTAAACCTGTGATACGATCAAACCATGTCTGAAAAATTCGCAAAAAATGCGGCTAATTTTGTATCGGTGCTATTTCATGCCGGTACCAATACCCATTTCATGCACCTTCAAACTAAAAGCTACGCAAAACACAAGGCTTTGGGCAATTTTTACGAAGATATCATTGACCTGGCCGACCGTTGGGCAGAGGCTTATCAAGGCGTTTTTTCGGTCATTGAGTCGTACCCTTCGGAATTCCACCTCGCTACAGACCCGGTGAAGTATTTAACTTCCCTAAAAAACTTTGTGGACACCATCCGAAAGGTATTGCCCGATGACACGGAACTTCAGAACATCATTGATGAGATTTGCGAACTAATCGACAGCACGCTTTACAAACTCAAGAACCTTTCCTGATGCCTAGCAAATCAAAAGCTCAGATGCGATTGATGGCAGCGGCGGCTCACAATCCTGCCTTTGCCCAGAAAGTCGGTGTGCCCCAGTCTGTCGCACAGGAATTTAATCAGGCCGATAAGGCTAAACACGCAAAGAAACTGGCCGCAGCATTGAGTAAGCCCCGAACTGGTTGATTGTTTCAAAAACCACTAGGTATGCTTTGACACCATAAAGCAATCAAGGGGTTGGATATATGGCCGCAAGAACCCGAAAAGTAAAATTGTCGGCAGAATGGCGCGAACGGATTCGATCCGGCGTCATCATGCAGCGATTGGAAAAGGCCGCGTTGGGTGAGCTTGAGATTGATGCGAATCAGCTAAGGGCTGCGGAAATTGTTCTCCGCAAGACGTTGCCTGATTTGGCTCGGCAGGAAGTCACCGGGCAGGATGGCGGGCCGCAGCAGATTACGATTGGGTGGAAAGCCCCCCAGTGAGCCACATTGAACTGCCCTATGCGCCGCGCAAGGCTTTTCTTCCATTTCATGAACGCACTAAACGCTGGGCTTGCTTGGTTGCCCATCGCCGCGCTGGCAAGACCGTAGCGGCTGTTAACGACATCATCAGGGCCGCGCTATTTGCCAATAGCCCGATGCCGCTCTATGGCTACGTCGCGCCCTACAGAAGCCAAGCCAAAGCCGTCGCGTTCGATTATTTCAAGTATTTTTCTCAGCCCGTCTCAAAAGATGTCAACGAATCGGAGTTAACAATCACGCTGATTAACGGCTCAAAAATCCGTTTATTCGGTGCAGACAATGCTGACGCAATGCGCGGCTTGGGCTTTGATGGGCTGTACCTGGACGAGTATGGCGACTTCAAACCTAGCGTATTTGGAAACGTGTTGAGAGCCAGCCTTTCGGATAAACAGGGTTGGTGCGTCTTTGCCGGTACGCCTAAAGGTAAAAACCAGTTTTGGGACATTTACGATACGGCTCAGCGCCTACCGAATGATTGGTTTTTGCTGAATCTCAAGGCCAGCGAAAGCAAGATATTGCCACCAGGCGAATTAGAAGCCGCTCGCTCACAACTCAGTGAAGATCAGTTTCTTCAGGAATACGAGTGCAGCTTCGAGGCGGCTATTTTGGGCGCGTTCTATGGCCGGGAAATGCGCGAGGCAACCGATCAGGGCCGCATAAGCTCCGTGGTTTACAACCCTGACTTGCCTGTTCACACGGCTTGGGACATTGGCTGGTCAGATTCCACTGCCGTCTGGTTCTATCAGGTGGCGCACAACGAGATTCACCTGATCGACTTCTATAGCGTCTCGGGCGCCAGTATTTCGGAGCTATGCAACCATTTGTTGTCTAAGCCGTACAAATATGGGAAGCACAATTTACCGCACGACGCTCGGGCCAAGACCCTAGCCGCCGCTGGCCGGTCAGTCATCGAGCAGCTGGCAGAGTATTTAGGGATTAATAACCTGAGAATTGTTCCCGATTTAGGGGTGCAGGACGGCATACAGGCTGCTCGCGTCATGCTGCCGCGCTGCTGGTTCGACGCAGACAAGTGCAACGAAGGCATTGAGGCATTGAGGCAATATCAGCGCGAATACGACGAAGATCGAAAGACCTTCCGCTTGACGCCGCGCCATGATTGGTGTTCGCACCCCGCTGACGCTTTTCGAATGCTTGCTGTATCATGGCGTGCAGAACCACAAGCTGCCGTTCCTGCACAGGAAAAGCCGCTCATGGTAGGCCCGGACAACGAGGTCACACTTAACGATATGTGGGCCGCGCATGAGCAGCGGCAAAGCAGGAGAGTCAGACTATGAGCGGCATCAACAATCCTTATCGCTATACCTATGAAACAATCGCGGCCAGTCAGACCGCCCAGGTGCTCGGTGGAACGGGTGCGACGGGTGACTACCTGCACCGCGTCATTGTGAACGTGGGCACGGCGGCTTCGTCTACCGTTTCCATCGTTGACGGCTCGACCTCCATTTCGCTGATGTCCGCTAACACGCCTATTGGCGTCTATAGCATCCCTGTTGAGGCGGCGTCGCAGACCGGCCCGTGGAAGATTACGACTGGCGCAGGCGCTAGCGTGATCGCTATTGGTGTGTTCAGCGCGTAAGCCCATGACCCCGCAGGAACGACTTGCTCTAGCTTTGGAATATCAGCAAAAGCAACAGCTTTCTGATCCTGAAGATATTTCAGATGTTGATAGAGCCGCACAAGAAATGTTCGGCTTGGATCCAAAAGCTAAAAGATCAACTTTGCTTCCTTATTACAATAAAAAGTCTGGGTGGATTGCCCCTGATCTTGTTTACCAAGCCGCCAAAGCATTTGTTGCCCCCGGCGTTGCATGGAAAGGTGGCAATGTAAGCCCGGAAGATGCCGCTAATGTGGCGGCTAGTGTTATGGGCGGTGGTCTTGCCACATCTGCAATTTCACCTGTTGAGGGTGCCATAGCGGGCATGGGCGCAGATGGTGGAAGCATAGCCAAAGGATTGCGTTCAACAATTCGCGGCGCTCAACGGCAAGCTTTTCCGGGTATTTATAAAAACCCAGAACAAGCAGTTTCTGAAGCTGAACTGATGGTTGCCCCAGAAAGTGAAAATTTGCAAAAACTTTTTGGTGTTACACGGGCTGATCTTGCCAAAGCGGCAGAGACGCCTGGAACTGCTGCAGGCGTGATTCCTAATGCTGCGGCAAAGCCAAAGGGTGCGGCATCTGTTGACCCGATCATGCAACGGGCAAACACACAAAGGCTTGTAAATATTTTGCAAGCTACCCAAGAACACGCGCCAAAATTGGCAGAAGGAATGAAGGGTTGGTACATGATGGATCCGGCGTATAACCGACTTGTCGAATTGGTTGGTACGGATGAAGCAAAAAGGATGTATTCTCGCCTTAATGCGCTTACTAGCATGGCTAGCCCATCAAGTGATGTTGTTACCGAATTGCGTCGCGGTACAGCCGCTAATAAATTGGCTGAAGAAGGACGCTTCAATGAATTTATGAACTACGGTGGCTTGCCGCTTGAGCAAAGGCAGGCAATGGGCCTTCCTCAGGATCTTTTGGATTTTCCAAGTCACGCATATCACAAAACAGCGCAAGCCCCTGCGATGGGCAAGTACTTGGAAACTGGCGAACCGCAGCTTAAAAGCCCCAAAGTTCCGCTTTATTTACAAGCCAGTCAAGCTAGCGAAATTGGTCGCCAGTCAAATATTCCAGTTGGTGACGCACATTTCTCACGCGGTATTGGGCTTGCCGATACACGAGATATGCTAACGGTCAAAGGGCAACCCAAGATCCCCGGAGCAAGTGTTTCCACATCTGAATTGCAAGCCCTTACTCCTTGGTGGAGGGAGCAAATTGCTAATCAAGCTGGTCTAGAAGCCGTACCCGCGCAGGCTACGCTTTGGGGTGCGCTAGCCCCGCAGACTGGTGTGGAAACAGCTATCGGACAGCCAAAATTGGAAATTCTTTCTGATTTGATTGAAAAAACATCAAAACGTCTTGGTATACCGATTGAAAAGGCGCGTGACATGGTTCTAATGGGCCAAGCGCAAGCTGGTCGCGCAGATCCATATATGCTCGGTGGACTTGCTGCTGGTGCAGCTGCTGGCGCGGAAATTTACCGCCGCAATAAGGAAGATAAATAATGGAACCAATTCCAACTACCGGGCTTGAGAAATATCTGTCAGTTGTTGCCGGATATGACAACGAATTCGCCAAGTGGAACGCTCGGGTTAAAAAGATTCTCAAGCGTTACCGGGACGATACTCGCGGGCAAAGCAGCAACGAAACGGCCAAGTTCAACATCCTTTGGTCTAACGTCCAGACATTGATCCCTGCCGTTTATGCCCGCCCCCCGAAAGCTGCTGTAGATCGTCGCTTCGGTGACAATGACCCAGTAAGCCGCGTCGCCAGCGATTTGGTCGAACGGGCGCTAGACTTTGAGATTGAGCATTACACTGACTTTCGCTCGACCATGAAGCAAGCCGTACAGGATCGCTTCCTTGGCGGTCGTGGCGTGGCATGGGTGCGATATGAACCCCATGTGGTGAAACAGGACATCCCCGACGATGGCCTTGAGGTCACGGAGGATGTCGAAAAGGGCGAATCCGCCGAAATGGAAGCGCCGGAGCAGATCGAGTACGAGTGCGCTCCGGTTGACTACGTTCATTGGCGCGATTTTGGTCACAGCACGGCCCGGACATGGGAAGAAGTCACTTGCGTCTGGCGATGGGTCTATATGACCTATGACGCTCTGGTGGAACGATTTGGCGAGGAAAAAGCCAAAAAGATTCCCATGAGCGAAGGCCCGGAACCGCTGACCGCTTACAACGAATCAAAGAAGTCTTACAACCGCGCCAAGATTTGCGAGTTGTGGGACAAGGAAACGCTCAAAGTTTGCTGGTTTAGCAAGTCTTTTAATGACTTGATTGACGAGCGTGACGATCCGTTGGAACTTGAGAACTTCTTCCCTTGCCCGAAGCCGCTGTATGCCACCACGACCAGCGATAGCCTCGTTCCGGTGCCTGACTTTGTTCTGTACCAGGATCAGGCGGCAGAGCTAGACATCCTCAGTGACCGCATTGATGGGCTTGTAAAGGCTTTGCGTGTTCGCGGCGTGTATGACGCCAGCCAACCCGCTCTCCAGCGTCTATTGACGGAGGGCGACAACAATTCGCTCATTCCGGTCGATAAGTGGATGGCTTTCAGCGAAAAGGGCGGCTTGAAGGGGTCTATTGACCTGCTGCCGCTCGATACGCTGGCCTCGGCGCTGATGCAGTGCTATCAGGCGCGGGACAACATCAAGCAGCAGATTTACGAGATTACGGGCATTTCGGACATTATCCGAGGTGCCAGCTTTGCCTCTGAGACTGCGACCGCTCAGCAGATCAAGGGTCAGTACGCGAGCCTGCGACTCCATGCGATGCAGGACGAGGTGGCGCTTTTTGCCAGCGAACTGCTGCGGCTCAAGGCGCAGATTATGTGTTCCAAGTTCCAGCCGCAGACGCTTCTGGCCTATTCAGCCGCAAATCAGATGCAGCCGGTCGATCAGCAGTTGATCCCGCAGGCGCTCCAGCTATTGCAGGACAAGCCGCTGCGTTCATTCCGTATCGAGGTCGAGGCCGATTCTCTGGTGCAGATTGACGAAAACCAGAACAAACAGGATCGGATGCAGTTTATTCAGACTTTTGGCGGGTTCTTGAATCAAGCCATGCCCGTTGTGCAGGGCAACCCGGAACTAATGCCGATGATGGGCGAGATCATCAAGTTTGGCGTTGCTGTCTTCAAGCAGGCCAAGCCCATTGAAGGCGCGATTGACCAAGGCATTGACCAGTTGCAGCAGCAGGTGGCCGCAGCGCAGCAGAATCCGAAACCTGACCCTGAGATGCAAAAGATTCAGGCTCAGCAGCAGGCGGATCAGGCGCGGGCGCAGTTTGACCAGCAGATTGAGCAGGCCAAGCTACAGACTCAGGCCCAGATCGAACAGATGAAGATGCAGGCTGAAGCTCAGATCGAGCAGCAGAAACAGCAGCTTGAGACGGCTCGGTTGCAGCAGGAGGCGCAGTTTAAGGCGCAGGAACTGGCGCAGAAAGAGCAATACGAGCGTTGGAAGACTGAACTTGAGGCTGCGACACGGATCATGGTGGCGAGGATTGGCGCAAATCCGGGCCTCGATATTCCCATGCTCGAAGCACAGCAGGCAGTCAGCGAGAAGATCGCGCAGGACTTGGGCGGCAACGTCAACATGGCGTTGGGCCACATGGCAAACCTGCACGACCGCATGGCGAATATGCACGGCGAGGCGATGAACCGTATTGGCGACGTAATGGCTACGCTGAAGGCTCCCAAGCGCATAGTGCGTGGGCCTGATGGCAGGGCCGTGGGAGTAGAACCAATGGAACCTGTGCAGCAGCAAATCCCTGGCCTTGATCAGCCGACATTCCAATGATCGTCACAACCACAAAGGGCGAGATGGACGATTCCTTGCTGGAAAAGCGCGAGGGATCGGTGGACAACGACAACGAATACACGGAGTGGGTCGAGTATTGGCTGGATGGTGAATTGGTTCATCGTTCTGCACACGTTCGGCTCAAAAAGCCCGTCATCACGATATCTGAGGCTGGAGGCTTCTAATGGCTAATTCACAAGCAATGGCGACATCGTTTAAGCAGGACATCCTCAACGGTGTACACGCCTTCAGTTCCGCTTACCGTGCCGCTGATACGTTCAAGGCTGCGCTGTACACCGCAGCAAGTTCACTCGGCGCTGCGACGACCAGCTACACCACGGCGACGACTGAGGTGAGCGGGACGAACTACACAGCCGGTGGCGTAACGGTGACTAATGCGACCGCACCGACCACAAGTGGCACGACCGCCTACTGGACACCCTCGGCCAGCTTCACTTACACGAACGTGACGCTCTCGACCGCCTTTGATGCGGTGCTGCTGTACAACTCGACCGCTACCGGCAAGAACGCAGTCTCGGTGCATACCTTTGGCAGCCAGACCATCACCGCAGGCACGTTTACTTTGACCATGCCGACCAACGACGCGACCAATGCCCTTATTCGGATTGCGTAAATGGCTGGCGGTGCGTGGGGGACAGGCACTTGGGATTCTGCCCAATGGGACAGTCTCCCTATTACCGGCAATGCTGCTACGGGCGGCGTTGGTTCGGTTGGCCTCTCTCGCTCCGCAGCACTTACAGGTGTTAGTGCCACAGGATCTGTTGGATTAGTCGCAGCAAGCGTCACGGTTGCCCTCTCTGGTGTCCAAGGGCAAGGCCAGGTTGGCTCAGTCAGCGCCAGCGAAACGCTTGCCATTACCGGCAACCAAGCCCAAGGCAACGTCGGATCAGTTGCTTACAGCCTTTCGGTGGGCATCACCGGAGTCCAAGTCCAAGGCCAAGTCGGCACAGAAGGCGACAGCGAAACTATTGCCGTCACCGGTACGCAGGCCCAAGGCAATGTCGGCACAGTTGGGTGCTCAGTTACGCTTGCACTCAGCGGTGTTGATAGCACAGGACAAGTCGGAACGCTCGCGCCTGTCATCCCCATCATCGTCATTGACGACACGCATGATGGCGACCGCAAGAAAAAGCGATTTGAAAAGGAAGTCGAGGATAAAAAGCGGCGCAAACAGCAGATCATTGACATCTACGAGGCGCTTCTTGAAGAAAAGCCTCAAGTCGTAAAGGAGATTGTCGAGCCTTATGAAGTCTCCTCGGCCAAATCTGAGGTTGTTCCGGCCATCGACTTCGACAAACTGATTGGTGACATCACCCGCGTCGAGCAATTAATGCGGGAAATGGAAGAATTGGATGATGAAGAGGTTTTGCTTCTGCTATGAAACGCACATTTGTTTACATTGACGGCAAAATGGTCGAAAAGAAACGCGATGAAGCGGGTCAGTTTCATTACGTCATGGATGACATCAAGCCTTACAAGTCGATGATTGATGGCCGGATGATTACGTCTCGCAGCCAGCATCGTCGGCACCTGAAAGCAAACAAATGTATTGAGGTGGGCAACGAATCAATGGAAAACCGTGTTCCGCCCCCGGTTGACAGCAAGCGCCGTGACATTTTGCGTGCCCAGTTGGCAAATATGACGCATTCGGAAGCAAATAAGATTTTGTCGAAGTTGAGAAATGATTTGCGATTTTCTAACTATCCCCACAGGAAAGGATGAAAATGGAACCCTCCATTGAGCCAGTCGAGACAGAAGCCCCAGTAGACCGCAAGGAACTGCTGGAGCAGCAATTTGATGCCATCGAGCAGGAAGCGCCTGTAGAGGCTTCCAAGCCCGCCCCAAGGGACGAGGAAGGGAAGTTTGCTACTCCAGAGAAAGCCGCTAAAAAGGCTTCTAAGGAGCTTGAGGAAGCCCCTGCACCACAGAACGATGAGCCGGTATGGCGTAAACCTCCGGCGTCGTGGAAAAAGGATTACCACGAAGCATGGCAGAAGGCTGACGACAAGCTCAAAGAGTACGCCTGGCAGCGCGAGGAGCAGATGCGTAAAGGCGTCGAGCCTCTGCTTACCAAGGCTCAGTTTGCCGATGCGATGCAGGAAGCAATTAACCCGTTTTTGAACACAATTAATGGCCTTGGCATCAAGCCCGAAAAGGCTGTCCAGTCATTGATGCAGGCTGACCATTATTTGCGCTATTCGCAGCCTCAACAGAAATTGCAGTATTTCGTCAATTTGGCGAGGCAGTACGGGGTTGACTTGTCAGGTCAGCCAATGAGTCAGGCTGCTCCTAATGCAGTTCAGCCGGGTGCCGTTGATCCGAATTTGTACAACTTGTACAACGAATTGACCAGCGTAAAGGGCCAACTGACTAGCTTCCAGCAGATGCAGGAGCAGCAGCAGAATCAGGCTTTGTACGGTGAGATCGAAAAGTTCGCTCAGAAGGCTGAGCATTTTGAAGATGCGCGCCCAACCATGATCCAGCTTTTGAACTCTGGAATGGCGCAAGACCTTGAAGACGCTTATGATAAGGCTATCCGGCTAAACCCGGATTTGTTTGATGCCGTCAATCAAGCCCGACAGGCTCAAGAGATGGCTAAGAAAAGTGCTGAGATGAATCGTGCGGCTAAAAACGCACGAGCTGCTGCGGTCAGCGTCAGAAGTTCCACACCCGGAACAAACACGGCTTCCAAGGCGCAAGATAGGCGATCCCTGCTGGCCGAACAGTTTGATGGCCTCGCGGATCGCGTGTAATTAACTGATTTAGGAGATAAACATGGCATTTGCCAATTCCTCAATCAGCGACATCATTGCGACTAACATTCAGAGCCGCAGCGGTGAACTCGCTGATAACGTGACGAACAACAATGCGTTGCTTCGTCGTCTGAAGGAGCGCGGGAACGTGAAGACGTTCTCGGGCGGTAACGTGATTTTGCAGGAAATCATGTACAACGACTCGACCACGAACAACACCAATAGCTACAGTGGCTATGAAGTGCTGAACGTGTCGCAGAACTCGCCCATCTCGGCGGCTCAGTTCAGCATCACGCAGTACGCTGCGGCGGTGTCGATCTCGGGTCTTGAGATGATCCAGAACTCGGGCAAGGAAGCGATCATCGACCTGCTTGACGGTCGTATGAATGTTGCCGAAGCTCAGCTTGCCAACCGTATCGGTAGCGACATCTACCTCGACGGCACCGGCAACTCGGGCAAGAACATCACGGGTCTCGGCGCTGCCGTCCCGGATGCTCCCTCGACTGGTACTTATGGCGGCATTAGCCGTACTACATGGTCGTTCTGGCGTTCGCAGAAGTATTCCGGCGTGACCGATGGTGGCGCGGCTGTCTCGGCCTCGAACATTCAGGCTTACATGGATGCTCTGGCCGTTCAGTTGATTCGCGGCACCGATAAGCCGGATCTGATCGTTGCTGACAACAACTACTACCGCCTGTACCTCCAGAGCCTCCAGTCGATCCAGCGCGTTACGAGCGAAGGCTCGTCGATGGCTGGTGCTGGCTTTGCGGCCCTGAAATACTACGGCGCTGGCATGGCGTCTGACGTTGTGCTGGACGGCGGTATCGGTTCTGCGGCGACGGCGAACCATATGTGGTTCCTGAACACCAAGTACCTGATGTTCCGGCCCCACAAGGATCGCAACTTTGTTCCGATTGGTGGCGAGCGTCAGGCGGTCAATCAGGACGCCATCGTCAAGCTGATCGGGTGGGCCGGTAACCTCACGAGCAGCGGCCCGCAGTTCTGCGGCGTCCTGATCGCTTAAGGAGTTATTACCATGGCTTACACTTTTGACGACAACAAGGCTGGTCTGCTCCAGATCGCTAATACCGATGCTGGCGTGACTATGGCTAACGGCACCTCGGCCATCCCGACGCCCCCGGCGGTTCTGGGTCAGGTCGAACGTGCTTTTGACCCGACCTACGGCGCTGGTGAGTTCATTCTGCTGGTTGGCGTTGCCAATACGGCGGTTGGCTCGCTGGTGACGTATGACGGCACGACCTACCAGACGACGCTTGCGGCCACCACGGCTAACCAGGCGCGTCCGGTTGCGGTTGCCATGTCGGCGAACGGCGCTGGTTCCTTCGGCTGGTATCAGATCGAGGGTACGGCGGTTGTGGCGAAGACGACGACTGCGAAGGTCAGCCCGACCGTCGCTATCGGCGTTGTCTCGACCGGCAAGATCGGCGCTTCGGCTTCGGGTAAGGAAATCCTCGGTGCGCGTTCGGCGAACGCTGCCACCGTGGCCTCGGCTACCACCACGGTCAACGTGGTGATTAACCGTCCTCACCTGCAGGGCCGTATTACCTAATTGATGGTAATGGAGGGGGCGGGGAGAAATTCCCGCCCCTTTTTAATGGATATAGAAATTCTGTGTAATACCGATGATTCCCAGTTATTCAGCAACATTGCTGAAAACTCGCGGTATTGCAATAAGTGGGTTGCAGAGGTTGAAGCCCACGACGGTCACGCTGTCATTGTAGGTGGCGGGCCATCCCTTGTTGAAAACCTATCGTTAATCAAAAAGCGGCACGAACTGGGCCAGAAAATCTTTGCCCTAAACGGTGCTGCCAAGTTTCTAAATAGCCACGGGATCATCCCGGACTATCAGGTTATTTTGGATGCTAGGCCGGAAAACCTTGGGCTGCTCTCAAAGGCCCATGAGTACCTTCTTGCCTCGCAGTGCGATCCTGCCCTGTTTCAGCATTTCAAGTCGCTATCCAATGTCACGCTTTGGCACCCGGCGCTCGATGATATTGAACAGCATTTGCCCAAGCACGACAACGAATATGCCTTGATCGGCGGTGGCCTGACCGTTGGCCTGTCTACGATGTGCTTGGCCTATACGATGGGCTTCAGGAAGCTCCATCTGTTCGGCTATGACAGTTCGCATCGCAAGGCGCTCGGCCACGCTTATAGCCAGCCGATTAATAGCAGCGACATATTGTGCAAGGTCACGCTGAATGGCGAGACGTTCACTAGCTCGCTGGCGATGGCCCGTCAGGCTGAATTGTTCCCTTCGGTGTGCAATAACCTGCTTGATCGGGATTGCATCATTACCTTGGATTCGGACGGTCTTATTATGGCCGTGTACCGCGAAATGCGGGCCAATCCTGCGCCCAAGACGGAAGCCGACAAGTACAAGACCATGTGGAACAAGCCCGAATATAGGGTTGTGTCTCCCGGTCAGTTTGCGGCTATTGAGGCTATTAAGGTTGCCAATCTAACCAAAGACTCGATTGTGATCGACTTTGGTTGTGGGACGGGTCGTGGTGGCAAGGCTATCCATGACCTGACCGGGGCAAGCGTCACATTGGTCGATTTTGCCGATAACGCGCTTGATGCGTCTATCAAGCTGCCTTTCTTTGTGGCTGACCTTAGTCGCCCAATGATGTTGAAGGGCGAGTTTGGGTACTGCACGGACGTTATGGAACACATTCCGACGCATCAAGTCTCTGATGTCATCAAGAACATCATGGATTGCGTCGATTCTGCGTATTTTCAGATCAGCCTAGTGCCGGATGCGATGGGTGCGTTGATTGGTGAACCTCTGCACCTTTCGGTTTATCCTCATAGCTGGTGGGTAAAAAAGTTTTCCGATTACAAGATCATTTGGGCTGATTTTAATTCGGAAAACGCGGCTTTTTACATTAAACACAAAAGGAATTAATCATGCCATTTGCATCACGCATCCTCGCGGCTGGTAACTCGCCGCTGTCTTCGACCACGATTGCCGGTGACGTTGCCAGCGGCCTGGCCGCCACGGGTTCGTCCACGACGGACGCGCTCCAGCTTTCGGCTGTGTATAACGTGGTTTCCACGACCGCTGCCTCGACGGGCGTCAAGCTTCCGACTGGTGAAACGGGCGCTCTGGTTGTGGTTGCCAATGATGGCGCCTCGACCCTGACCGTTTACCCGGTGTCGGGCACGATTGACGGTTCGACCTCGGCTTCGATTGCGACCACCAAGCGCCGTATTTTCGTGGGTGTCAGCCCGACCGTTTGGGTGTCGATCCTCGGCGCCTAATGACGATCCCCTCGCGCGTTCTGGGGGCAGGATCGGCCCAGTTGATGACTGTAGCCATTTGCGGCGACGGCTCGACTGGGCTTTCTGCTTCTGGAACGACGAGTGCTGATGCGTTGCAACTCGTAAAGGTTTACAACGTCATCACAACTGTTGTTTCGGGTTCTGGCGTCAAATTGCCGCCGACAGAAGAAGGCGAAGTTATTTACATTACCAATAACGGCGCAAACGAATTAAAGGTATATCCATACGAAGCCACGACCACGATTGATGGCGGGGTACCTTCCACCATCAATATCGGTTGCTCTGCAATTTATTTTGCTCCGACCAAAACATCTTGGCAGGGATTGCAAGGATTCAATTCAAAGGTGCCGATATTGCATTACGGGTCGTTTTATGACACCACGACCCAAACCGCTGCGGCTAAAAACACTGCTTATGCAATGACTTTTAATACCACCTTAGAATCGAATGGTGTGTATATCGGCAGTCCTACCTCTCGGGTTTATGTGCAAAATTCGGGTGTGTACAACATTCAGTTTTCGGCCCAAATTGACAAAACATCTGGCTCAACCGGAAACACTTATATTTGGCTAGATATTAACGGAACCACTGTTGCAGAAAGTGGTGGTACGTTAGCCGTTCAAGGAACGGCTGCCAGTACAATAGCTTCGTGGAACTATGTTGTATCTTTAGATGCCGGACAGTACATCCGAATGATGTGGTCTACAGATGACACCGGAATACGGTTGCTTCACAACACCACTGTATCTCCGTGTCCTAACATTCCGTCCGTGATTTTGACTTTGACACAGGTTAACAACCTGTAATTTCAACCATCCCCACAGGATAAAACCATGCTAGACAGTGATATCGCTAATGCGGATGCTCAGCTTCACGTTGAGTTCTACACAAGCGAGGAAAAGGAATACAAGGGCGTCCCGTTTGTTCGCATTATTGTCCCCGGCGACAAAACGAACATCGTCGAGCAGCCGGTTAGGGACGATCACAAGGAGCGTTTCCCGCGCCAGTGGCTTCATTTTCAGATCAAGAATAGTGAGCAGGATGGCGGTGTTGTTGTCGGCACTACGCTTGCCGATTGGCACAAGGCCGCGCCGGATGACATTACCAAGGGTCAGGCTGATGAGCTTGGCATTTTCAAGTTTCAGACGGTTGAGCAGGTGGCGATGGCTTCCGACGCTCAGCTTCAGCGCGTAGGAATGGGCGCTGCTGGCCTTCGTGAACGCGCTAGAATGTTCATTACGCGCAAGGTCAAGTCTGATACGCAGAATGAGCTAGAAGATACGAAAAATGCTCTTGCTGAATTGCAGGAGCAGATGAAGCAACTGATGGCTGTCCGTAAACCGGGCAGGCCACCCAAAGAGGAATAAACCATGTCCAGCACAATGTTGCAGATGATGCAGCAGGTCACTAGCGAACTGGGTGTTCCGGTTCCTACCTACGTTTCGGGAAATACCAACCAAGACGTAGTTCAATTGCTAGCTTTGATGAACGCGACCGGCTACGAACTGCTTCGGCGTGCTGACTGGCGCAACCTGACCAAGCCTTACCAATTTACGACCCAATACACGACCACGACGGGTAATTGGGCGAGTGGGGCTACGGTCATCACGGGGATACCTTCGACTGCTGGACTTGATACGACGTATCAGGTGCAGGGCTTGGGTATCCCCAACGCCACCTATATTGTCTCGGTGGACTCATCCTCGCAGGTCACGCTCAATCAGGCGACCACTCAGGACAATAGCACCAACAATACGGTGTATTTCCAGAAGGTCAAGTACGCACTTCCTACGGATTATGACTCGATTGTTCCCCGCACTCAGTGGGACAAATCCAAGCGATGGGAAATGCTTGGGCCTGAAGATGCTCAGCAGTGGGAATGGCTGCTCTCGGGCTATATCTCGACCGGCCCCCGTATTCGCTGGCGTCTGCTCGGTAATTATTTCCAGATTTGGCCTGGTATCAGCTACAACGAATCGTTGGGCTTTGAATACCGCAGCTATATGTGGGCGATCAACTCTGCGGGTACGTCTATCCCTGCCTTTAGCAGCGATACGGACACCTGTATCTATCCTGACCGCTTGGTGGTTCTGTCTACAAAGCTGAAGTATTTTGAGGCCAAGGGCTTTGATACGACGGCAATGTACAGGAACTATGCCGAAGAACTTGAAACGTGCATTGCTCAGAATACGTCGGCGGCAAATCTATCGTTTGCCCCGCGTCCGGGTACGGTGCTGATCGGTTACGACAACATCCCTGACTCGGGCTACGGCACTCCCTGATGGCTAAGCTGATCCAAAAAAATGCTGCCAATGTGGCCTCCATCCCTGCCCCTGTGGGCGGGTGGAACGCTCGGGACAGCATTGCCAACATGGAGCAGACGGATGCGGTAACGCTCCAGAACCTATTCCCGACCGTTTCCAGCGTGGTTCTGCGTGGTGGCTACCAGAAGTGGGCTACCGGCCTTGGTGGGCAGGTAAAGACCCTAATGGCGTATTCGGGTGGGGCAACCCAAAAGTTTTTTGCCGCTGCCGATACATCCATGAAAATTTATGACGTTACCAGTAGCGGTGCCGTGGGCGCTGCAGTGGTTTCCGGTCTATCGAATACTGCTTTTGAATATGTGAACGTCGCCACAACGGGCGGCAACTATATGTATGCCGTTAACGGTGTCGATAAGCCGTTGCTTTACAACGGCGCCACATGGACTTCGATTGATGGTGCGTCTACCCCGGCCATTACGGGCGTCACGACCACTAATCTATCCAATGTTACGCTATTCAAAAACAGACTTTGGTTTATCGAAAAGAACACGCTCAAGGCATGGTATCTGCCGACCCTTTCGATAGGGGGCGCGGCACAATATATTGATATGAGCGCCATAGCCAAATATGGCGGTCATCTTGTCGATTTGGACACTTGGACGCTCGATTCCGGTTATGGCGTCGATGACAACCTTGTATTTATCACCAGCAATGGTGAAGTAATTGTTTGGCGCGGAACTGATCCGTCCAGCGCGGCCACCTGGGCGCTTTCGGGCGTCTGGAAGCTCGGTAGCCCTATCGGTAAGCGAGCCATGCTCAAGTGGGCAGGCGATCTACTGCTCCTGACCTATGACGGTCTGTTGCCGCTTGCCCAGTCTTTACAGAGCAGCCGCCTTGACCCTAGGGTGGCGCTCTCTAACAAGATTCAGGGCGCTATTACGCAGGCTACGACCGATTACGGCGGCGATCACGAAGCTGTCGGCTGGCAAATTGTCTATTCGGCCAAAAACAATGCCGTTTGGATCAATGTTCCTGTGGCTTCCGGCCAGCAGCAGCAGTATGTGATGAATACCATCACGACCAGTTGGTGCCAGTTCACCGGGTGGGCTGCTAATTGTTGGGAAATATACGGGGATGACCCGTACTTTGGTGGCGATGGATTTGTCGGCAAGGCTTGGACAACCGACTACAAAGACGACGCGAACCAAATCGTTACTAATTGCTTTCAGGCTTTCAATTACTTTGGTTCCCGTGGCGTCCAAAAATACTTTACCCGTGCCCGTCCGGCTATTTTTACCAATGGTACGTCCACTATTTCGATGGGTATGAACGTGGATTTTAATGTTCAGGACACGGCGACAATTACCGGAACAACCGGAACAAGTGTCGCAAAGTGGGATTCAGCCCTTTGGGACACGGGCATATGGGGCAGTGACAACATTGTTTATAATTTGTGGCAAGGCATTACGGGCCTTGGCTATTGTGGTTCTATTCAGTTCAAAAGCTCTAGTTCTAATGCAAGCATTGAGTGGGCTTCGACTGACGTAGTGTTTCAAACAGGTTGGGCAGGTATTTGAAGGTGCATCATGGCTAATATCCCATCTACAGATTTCACCCAAGCCGCCACACAGCAAGGTCAGGCCAATCAGCAGGCCGCACTGGGCACGGCAAAGTTGTCCAACCCGAACGTCTATAACCCTTACGGGTCGCAGACGGTTCAGTACGACGCCAACGGCCAGCCGACGATTACGCAGTCGCTCACCCCTACGGCTCAGGGAACGTTTGAGTCTCAGCAAGCCGTCCAGAAAGCGATGGCGCAGCTTGGGCAGACCGCTGCGGGAAATCTGGGCAGTACCTACGGGCAAGCTTTTAACCCGAATCTGCCCAATATGACGATGGGGCTGGATACGTCCAATCTTGCCGCTATGCCGGTCAATGCTGGCATGAGCGCCCAAAACGCGATCCTGTCCCGGCTTGAGCCTACCTTGCAGCGCCAGCGCGATCAGTTGAATACGCAGCTTGTGAATCAGGGATTGGTGCCGGGTACGGAGGCTTACAACACCTCCATGACACAGCAAGGCCAGCAGGAAAATGACCTGCGAACTCAGGCCGCGCTTCAAGGCATTAACCTTGATCTTGCCGCTCGCCAGCAGGGTTTGAATGAGCAAGGAACGCTTGGGAACTTTGCCAATAACGCAATTTCCCAGTCGCTTGCTCAGCAGCTTCAGATGCGTAACCAGCCGCTTAGCGAACTGTCAAATATCATGGGGCAATCTAGCTTTCAGGCTCCGACCTTTCAGGGTTACACAGGCGCTACGATTGGCGCAACGCCCTATATGCAGGCTGCTGGTAATCAGGCCAGCGCTGACTTGGCCAAGTACGGAATCCAGACAAACAATCAGAACGCTGCCACTCAAGGTTGGATGGGCATTGGCAATAGTTTGCTCAATACGCCTATGTCTGCCGGTAGCAATACCTTGTTTGGGCAAGGTCTTAATGCGATAGGCGGTCTATTTGGATTGGGCGGCTCTACGCCGACACAGCAAGCACTTTACGATAAATATGGTCTTTCTGGCTCGAATCCTTCTGGTGGAACGGCTGGCAACACTCCTTGGTATACATTAAATGACCAAGGGATGCCCCAATACGACCCATCGCAATATGGTGCATCTAATCAGGATTTGCAGAGCATCATTGACCAGATGCAGCAGGGCGGCCAATTTAATTTTGGCGGTTTGTCTGGACTTTATGACGGAACGGCTTACAACAATCCGTACCCTGATGTAATGCCCGGAAACGATCTTAGTTCGTTGATGAGCGATTATTACAACAATCCCGGCCTTTATGGTCAGATGCAGATTGATCCTGTGACTGGCGAGGTGGTTGGCTGATGACTACGCCACTGACAATGCAGCAGATAGGCGGGCTGATGAACATGGCCCGCACTGCGCCTATGGCCGCCAGGGCGGCTCAGCAGGGCAATGTCGGTGGTTATTTGTCCTTGGCGAACAATGCCAACCAGCTTGCCAACATGGCGGGGTTTGGCAATCGCAATGTCAATACCGGCTTGGGCGCTGCCAATAACCTTTATGGGTTGTATGGCGGTATCCAGCGCGGCGGAGTAGGCGGAACACTTCAGGCGGCTAACTCTGCCAATGCCCTAGCCAATAGGGCCGGGTTTGGCAATACAGCCGTCAATCAAGGCTTGGGCGGCGTGAATTCCGCCTATCAGATTTATAACGCCATCAAGAATCCCACTGCGGAAAATGTGGTATCTGGCCTTGCGGGCGCTAACAAATTGGGCGGCATGGCAACTGGCAACAGTGCCGGATTGCTCGGTGGCGCTGCTGGTAGCGCGCTGGGTGCAGCGAATGCGGGTCTTGGTATCTACAACGCCATCAAGAACCCCAATCCTATCAATATAGCTTCTGGTTTGTATGATGCATACAAACTTTATGGGTTAGCAAATAGTGCCGGATTGCTTGGAGGCGGGGCTGCTGGAGCCGGGGCGGGTGCTGCTGGAGCGGGCGCTGCTGGTGAAGCGGCAGGAACCACTGCAACTACATTGGGTTCTTATGCTGGCCCTATAGGTATGGGTATTGCCGCTTTGGCAGCAATCGCTGCAAATAACACTAAAGCTCACAGCAACGCCATTACCCAGCTTGGTAAACAAGGATCAATAACAAATATCCCCGGGTCATCTCAGTCTGCCGCACTTTACGGAAATGTGGGTCTTGGCGCTGGTAATGACCGGTCTCAGGGATCAGGTCAGTTCTACGTTAAAAATCCGACTACTGGGCAGCTAACTTGGGCAGGCCGTAATGGTTCGGACTTGATGACACTCATAGGTAAAACGATGCAGACTCCGGGGGCGCCGCTGGACGCCAATTTGGCGGGGCGTATAGCTGATGCGGTGACTGACCCTAATTATCAAACAAAATATGCATCGACCTTGGCAAAATATAACGTGGAAAACCCAGATTGGGGCGGGCCAATAAACCCCTCTGATCCAGCTTTCGGTGGTGGTGAAACAAGTTTTCGTTACACGGACATTGACCCAATTACCGGGGCTGTTACTGCTTTGCAAAGTCCAACAAATAATTTAATCCCGCGATTCCAACAGTATTGGAACGAGCTAGGTGGCGAAAAAGGTACGGGTTCAAGTTTCCGTGATTTCTTAGCTAATACGCTTGGTGCCGGGTCATCTGTTACCGGCAATGTTTGGGGCCATTAATTTTTACGGAGAATTTTATGTATAACCGACCGCCATTTAATAAGTTTGGAATGAGTCCCCAAAATATTGCTCAGGCGCTTCAGCTTCGTGGCAATGCCTCTAATGTTTTGGGCATGGCCCCTCGCGCCCCGATGATGGTTCCGCCTGCTTCTACGCAGCCTTCTGCACCGGCTGGTGGCGCTATCCCTGTTGAGTTTATGAATACCCCGGATGGTCAGACACTTCCGAATTCTCCGCAAATGGGTCTTGGCAATCAGATAGGCATGGGCCAGCAGAACGCGATGAACGCTTTTGGTCGCACCATGACGCCTAATCAGCCAAAGCCGCAGTTTGGACTTTCCCCGCAGGTGTCTAACGCCAAGATGGGTTATTGATCGGAGCTAGCCATGCCAAACACTTTTGTTGCAACCAATTATGATACTCAAGCGGCAGATTTGCAGCGCCGCCAGAAGCTCGCTGATTTGTTGCAGCAGCAGAGCATGGAGCCTATTGACGTTCCGACGTATCTGGGCATTCAGGCCCAGATTGCGCCGTCCCAGATGCTTGCCAAAATACTTGGCGGCTATAGCGCCAATAAACAGCAGCAGGATGTGATGCAGCGTCAGCAGGCGCTACAGCAGCAGAAGGCTCAAGCCGTTCAGGAAGTGACCGGCAATATCCTTAATAGCCTTAAGGCTAATGATAAGGATACGGCCCTTCAACACGCGATGTCTGATGCTGGCCGTGTTGCGCTTCAGGAAAGCCCTGCGCTTGCTTCGATTGTGCAGACGGCATTGGCTCCAAAGCCTTCTGCGATTGGTGAAGTTAAGCCCAATGATTACACGCCTGATAGTTTGGTTAAATTCAATCAAAGTCATAATTACGCCGATTTGGAACCTGTTGTTAAGCCTCAAAAAGAAGCGACAACGACATTGGCAAAACTTATGTCAGAACGTGATGCGTTGGATAAAAACGATCCTCGCAGGAAAACTTATGATTTAGCGATTGCTAAAGAATCAACAACTGCGGCAAACAATACTCCAGAAATTAGCGGTGATGCTCTTAACGATCTTGCTGATCGTTATATTGCGGGCGACAAGACTGCAATGACTGGGCTTGGTCGCAATGCTGGTTTGATGGTTAAGTTTCAAAATACTGTTGCTCAAAAACTTAAAGCAAATGGCGCTGATCCAACAGTTATTGCACAAGCACAAAGAAATCTTGCTGCTGCTAGTAAAACTGAATATGGGTTTACTTCTGGAAAAGAAGCAAATCTTATTCGCTCAATGAATACTGCCGCTCAGCATCTTGATCATCTTGACGAATTTGTTCAGGGGCTTAATTCTGGCGATAGCAAATTGATTAATCAGGCTCAGCAGTGGTGGCAAGAGCAAACAGGAAGCCCGATTCCAAATGATAAAAAACTGATTGCTCAGTTGGTTGGTGATGAGCTTCAAAAAGCTGCTGCTGGTGCACCCGGTGGCGAATCTGAACGTCAAGCTCTTATGGAAAGGCTTTCTGGCCCTTATTCTCCGCAAGTTTTGCATGATGCTATCCAGCATGGAAAAACGCTTATTCGTGGGCAGCTTGGTTCGCTTAAACAGCAATATCAAGCTGGCACTGGAAATTCCAATTTTGAAGATAGATTTTTGACTGATGAGGCAAAATCGGCTTTTTCTTCTGCTTCTAAATCTTCAGCAATGCCGCCAGCAGAAGCTATCAAACAGCTTAAAGAAAATGTTCCGACGACTTTTAAAAATGGTCAAACTTGGACGCTTAAAAATGGACAGCCGACGAGGATTCAGTAATGGCATCTGAATGGGATGTTGTTTCAAATGATTGGGATGTTGTAGCTCCCAAGCCATCCAATGCGGCTGTTTTGGCTAATTCTCTTTGGAAGGGAATTGCATCTGTTCCTGACGCTGTGCTGAATACTCCTACCAACATTGCAAACCTTGGTATTGCGGCAATTAGTCAGGTTCCACTTGCATTTGGCCGTCCCGATCTTGTGCCTAATGTCATTGAGCAGCCCAATTTTGTTTCTAAAGGTTTGAAAAAAGTTGGTTTGATTAATGACATTGCTCCGGCCACAACCGGCCAACGCATTTTGGATGTTGCTGGTCAGGGTGTAGGCGGTGCATTGATTAATCCTGCCAATAGCGTCCGATCCGCTTTGGGCAACATGGCTATAAGCGGCCTTGGTGGAGCAGCAGGCCAAGCAGCAACCGAAGTGACCGGCAGTCCTATTGCCGGGGCGCTTGCTTCAATGGCTACTCCGGCTGTTGCTGGTGCGACAAGTGCTGCCGCAAGATCAAGGCTTGCTGATTTGCTTGAACAGCAATCTCGCAATGCGCCTGAAAACGCTATTAACGCACGGGCGCGTGAACAAGGATTTGTAACGCCGCCTTCGGCAATTAATCCTAGTGGGTTTAATAAAATCCTTGAAAGTATTGGCGGCAAAGCTGCAATCACTCAGGAAAGCCAGCTTCGTAATCAAGAAGTTATTAACGATCTTTCTCGCGCAGAAATTGGTATTCCGGCTAATAAACCTATTACCGAAGGCAAATTGGATGATTTGAGAAAAGAACTTTCTGCGCCTTATAAGCAAATTGCAGAAATGCCTGTAACTGATAAGCCTGTTACAACCGGGATTGATTCACTTACAAATCAGCCAAAAGTTTCAATTGTTAAATTGAACCCTCCCGATGTTCTTCAGGATTTAAAGGTCGCTAGGGAAAATATGCGGGATTATTACAATTCCGCAGCTAGAACCGGCAGTGCGGAAGATTTGCAAAAAGCTCGGTCATATAAAGACCAAGTCAATGGTCTTGAAAAAGATATTGATTTGATTGCTACCCAAAATGGCAAACCAGAATTAGTTGCAGATTTGCAAAATGCGCGTCGCGAAATTGCAAAAACTTATTCTGTTGAAAAAAATCTCAATGTTGCGACGGGTGATGTTTCTGGCCCCGGCTTGGGACGCAATCTTGATAAAGGCGCTCCGCTTAGTGGCAATTTGCTTGATATTGCTAATTTTTCATTGGCTAACCCTAAATTTGTCCGTGAAGCCGCAAAAGTGCCTACTCCCGGAGTTTCAAAACTTGAGCCTATAGCAGCAACAGGTGCTTTTGCGACCGGACATCCTTTAACTGGCGGTGTCATTTTGGCTGGTGGGCCTGCTCGTGCTTTGGCATTGTCAAAGTGGTATCAGAATCTCAATGCACAAAATGCAGCAAATCCTTTGCTTGCGAGGGCTTTGTCTAATTACAGTATGGATGATTCCCAACGGGCCGTTATCAGATCGGCATTGCAAAATCAGGGCTTGAATCAGGAGCAACAGTAATGAGTTTCAACGGCAGCGGCACATTCCTTATTAATTCGTCCGGCCAGCCCGTTGTGACGGGCACTGTTATCAGCAGCACCACGTTCAATGCGCTGACTGCCGACTTGGCTAATGGCCTTAGTAACTGCATCACTCGGGATGGGCAGACTTCTGTTTCTGCCAACATTCCGATGAACAATTTTAAAATCACCGGGCTTGGTGAGGGCACCAACAATACGGATGCCTCCACCATTGGTCAGGTTCAGTCCACGGTTGCCAAGCTGATCGGCTCGATTAGCGGCACCAATACGATTACAGGCACCTTGACCCCGGCCATCACGACCTACACGGCTGGTCAAATGTTCTATTTCGTTGCCGTTGGTGCCAATACGGGCGCAGTGACGCTTAACATCAATGGGCTTGGCGCTAAAGCTATTACCAGCAACGGCGCTAATGCCTTGTCAGCCGGTGATATTTCCTCTGGTGAGATCATTGTTGTCGTTTATGACGGCACCCAATTTCAGATTATTAGCAATCTAAATACTACGGTTGCCGCTGCTGGCTCCAACACCCAGCTTCAGTACAACAACAGCGGTGTATTGGGCGGCTCGACGCTGACCTATAACAACAGCACGGGCGGGTTTAGCATTGCTGCGCCAAGCAGCGGGACAACTCTCGCGCTGGTTAGTGCCGCTGGCGCGACTGTCCCGCAAACCATGTCCAACGGGACGATTACCGCACAGTTGGATTTCGGGTCAAGCCAGTTCAACATAGGAACCAGTACTGCTCACGGCATAGCTCTTGTCACCAACGGTACGCGCAATGTGCAGATTTCTTCCGGGGGCAACGTCACAATCAATGCGCCGAGTAGTGGTATCGCATTTGATGTAACTGCCGTTTCTGGCGCAGCGGTTGCCGTTCTGCGTGGAATCACTTCGAATTCATATATCCAGTTCAATCGCAGCGGTTCCGCAAACGGGTATATTGGTTCTGGCGATAGCGTTGTGTCGGGCGGATCATCTGCTGATTTTGGCGTTGTCGCAGCAGCTAGTGGCGGTCTGAATTTTGGCACTAATGGCAGTACGTCAAGAATGACTATTGCCTCCGGCGGCAACGTAACAATCAATGCGCCGACTTCTGGCGCAGCCCTCACGGTTACTGCTGCAACGGGTGGTACGACCAATGCGGGCCTGACGGTTAACGGTTCTTCGGCAACCCCGCCTTCGGCTGTGACGTTCTCGGCCACGGCGATGACGGTCGATTGCACCAAGAGCAACGCGTTTACAACGACCTTCACGGCCAACGTGACCACGGCTCCGACCATCAGCAACCCGCAGGACGGCCAGACGATAAGATGGTTTATCACGCAGGATGGCACCGGCTCGCGCACGATGACATGGCCGACCAGCTTCAAGTGGCCGGGTGGCTCGGCTGGCGTTCTCTCTACCGCTGCCAATTCCGTTGACATGGTAACGGCTACCTACCGATCATCGACCGGGTTCTGGTACACCACGCTGCAAAAGGCGTTCGCATGAGTTTTGCGGCTGGCCCGACGCAGAACAACACCAAGACAAATTGATATGAAAGCATTGGGTTGGCTTTACTTCATCTTTGTGCAGATCGTGGCCTTTGTGTGCATGGTCGTGGGGTGGTTTTTGCTGGCCCCATTGGCTGCTCGCGGGCAGTGGGTCTATACCGAAAGCATTCACTGGCCGACCCGCCAGATCGCTGTCTGGAAATGGCGGTGGGTTGATGTCATTTGGGGCAACGATGAGGATGGGGTAATCGGTGCGCCGTTCTATGCTCAGCAGGTTAAGAACGTGTACTTGAGGGCGTACTTGTGGAGCGCGTGGCGCAACAGCGCCAACAACCTCCGGTTTGTGTTTCGGTGGAAAAATACTGGCCCGTTTTACAAGTGGGTCAGCAAAAACGGAAAATGGTATTTTCAGGCAGGCTGGTACGCCGACAACGGCTTCCCGGTTTTGAGCGCAGGCAGGACTTAAAGGAAGCTATGCGATGTACGAGCAACATACAAGGGTGGCCGATGTAGCAACCGGGATTAGTACAGCTGGGGCAGTAACGGCATGGGCGGCAGATGCGTTGCCGATTGTGCAGTTTTGTGCCGGTGTCATTGCCATCATTGCTGGCTTGTTCGCCATTCGTTATCACTACAAAAAGACCAAGGCGCTAGGGAAATAGCATGGGCTGGTTTGATCTTGTCTCTGGCATCTTCAAGCCGATAGCCGACGTTATCGACCATGTGCTGCCTTCTGGCGACGCAAAAATACAGCTTCAGCAGAAAATGCTTGAGGCCCAGATGCAGGCGGCTTCTCAAACTATGGACTACGAGAAACAACTTCTCGATGCCCAAAGCAAGATCATTCAGGCCGAAGCCAACAGCCAAAGCTGGATCGCCCGCAACTGGCGACCGATCACGATGCTGACCTTTTTGGCCCTTGTGGTGTGCGATTCGTTTAACTGGCTGCCTAACCGGCTAGCTGAACAGGCGTGGGAACTGCTCAAGATCGGCCTGGGTGGGTATGTCATTGGCAGGAGCGCAGAGAAGGTTGCCGTTCCAATAATGACGGCCTTCAAAAAGTGATTAATTCGCGCAAATTGGACGATTTGCTGCCCCCCGTTAAAGTCCGCACCGAAGCGTTTATAGCGGCGTGTGATGGGGCCGGTATAGACCTACTGGTTACTAGCACTTATCGGGATGTAGAGGCTCAGGATGCGTTATACGCGCAGGGCAGAACTAAACCCGGCCTGATTGTCACAAAAGCCAAGGGTGGGCAGTCTTTTCACAATTTTCGCTGTGCAGTAGATGTTGTCCCGCTTGTAAACGGGAAGCCTGTCTGGAATGACAGCGCCCCTATTTGGTTTAAGGTGGGTGAATTGGGAAAAGCGGCGGGGCTAGAATGGGCCGGGGACTGGAAAACTTTTAGAGAATCGCCGCATTTTCAATATACTGGCGGCAAAACCTTGAAGCAGTTACAAGATGGCGAGGAGATTGTGTGAAACGTATCCCTGCCTCCTTTCAGATGCTCGGCCAAACAATCAGTGTTGAAGTGGTGCCAAAAAAAGAGTGGCAGTACGAGGATGCGGTTGGAATTTTCAACCCGACCGACAACAGCATCAAGCTGCTGAAGGTTCGCCGGGATCAGCTTTTACACGCGCTTTGGCACGAAAAAATCCATGCCGCCCTTTACTTTCTCAATCATCGTCTTTACAGCAATGAGGCATTTGTCGATGGCCTCGGCGGCCTGCTTGCCCAAGCTGAAGACACAGCCGAATAGGTGAAACGTGGTTGCTAGAGTTGCTACCGACGAACAAATCCTTGACGCGCTAAAAGAGAATAACGGAAATAGGCCTAGAGCCTCTCGCGCAGTAGGGCTGAGCGAAAGGCGGTTCATGGCTCGATTAGCGATCATAAAATCTCGGGGCGTTGAAATTTCAGCCCCTACCCGAATTCCCCCGCCTGATTTTGTGGTTGCCTCGATCCCTGAAGAAGACATCAGCATCGAGGAATTGGTCGCCCACCGAAAGCGCCAGTTTGCCCATAAGGCTTCCCACGAAGAAGCCACCAAGCTGATCCCGGTCAAAGTCAAAATCTCCGGCCCTATCGGCATCCTCCATTTTGGCGATCCCCATGTGGACGATGATGGCACCGATATTGAGGCTCTGGAGCGCCATACGGCCCTTGTGAACAATACCGAAGGCTTGTTCGGGGCCAATGTAGGGGACACGCTCAACAATTGGACAGGTCGATTGGCAAGGCTTTACGCGGAGCAGTCCACATCAGCCGTTCAGGCGTGGAAGCTGGCCGACTGGTTCGTAAACCGTTGCCAGTGGCTATATATGATCGGCGGAAACCATGATCTATGGTCAGGGGCCGGTGATCCGCTCAAATGGATAGCGCGACAGCAGGGGGCGCTCTACAAAGCCTCAGAGGCCCGGATTGCGCTGCGGTTCCCTAACGGGGCTGAAGTTCGTGTCAATGCCCGCCATGACTTTGCAGGTTCCTCAATCTGGAACCCGGCGCATGGCCCCATGAAGGCCGCGATGATGGGCACCCGCGACCATGTGTACGTCGCCGGTCACAAACATGAGAGCGCCTACAGCGTCCTCAAAGACCCCATCGCCGGTATTACGATGCACGCTATCAAAGTGGCTTCGTACAAGGTCTATGACCGTTTTGCCAAAGAAAAGGGGTTTAGGGATAACGCGCTATCGCCGTGCGTGTTGACAACGATTAACCCTTACTTGCCTCCCAGTCACCCTGATATGGTCAAGGTCTGGTGGAACCCGGAGGAAGGCGCAGAGTATCTGACGTTCCTTAGAAACAAATGACCTTGATGGATGACAGCATTGATGAGATGTCGTGGCATGAACCTGAAATGTGCCAAAAATGTGTTTTCTTTAAGCTACGAAACATGAAGTTCCATTGCTCGCACCAGGAAGTTGATATGCCGCTCGATGGCGTCATTCAATGCGGCGGGAAATTTTTCTCCCAAGTTTATCGCGCTCGAAAGGGTTGAT